GTCGGATTTCTCTCCCTAACGGCCGATCGGTCGCGAAGGCGTCGGTCTACGGCCGATCGTGGCTACGGCGCCGCGCACCGCGCGATTCGGCGGCGGGTCGCCGTGATCGTGCGTGGGGGAGGCGCGAAGTGCGCCAGGTGCGGCGAACCGATCCTCCCGGACGAGGCCTGGGATCTCGATCATCGCGACGATCGGGCCGGCTATCTCGGCCCGTCGCATGCGGGTTGCAACAGGGCGACGTCGCGGAGCCGGCGGAGGTCTCGGGCGTGGTAGCTGTGCTCGAGCTGGTCCGGCCGCGGGTGCATTGGGTGCCGGACTCGCCGGGCTCGCTTGGCGTCGAGGCGATCGCGTTCGCGCGGCGGGTCGGGCTGACGCTTGACCCGGAGCAGGAGATGATCCTGGCGGAGTCGCTCGGCGTCCGCGCGGACGGCCGCTGGCAAACGCGCGAGGTCGGGCTGAACGTGCCGCGGCAGAACGGGAAGGGCGAGGTCCTGATCGCCCGGGAGCTGTTCGGGCTGTTCGAGCTCGGCGAGCGGCTGATCATCCACACGGCGCACGAGTTCAAGACGTCGGCGGAGCACTTCAACCGGCTCGAGTCGGTGGTCCGTGACTGCGCGGAGCTGCACGCCCGGGTGAAGCGGAACCCGGAGACCGGCCGGATCGTCGGCTACCGGTACTCGCATGGCGAGGAGTCGGTGGAGCTGGACGACGGCTGCAGGATCGAGTTCAAGACGCGGACGAAGAGCGGGATGCGCGGGTTCGCCGGCGTCGATCTGCTGGTGCTGGACGAGGCGATGATCATCTCGGAGGCGGCGCATTCGTCGTCGATGCCGACGATCCGCGCGTCGAAGGCGGAGCGCGGCCCGCAGATTTGGTACACGGGGTCGGCGGTCGATCAGGAGATCCATGAGCACGGCGTCGTCTGGACGCGTGTTCGGGAGCGCGGGATCGCGGGCGGGGATGCGGCGCTCGCGTATTTCGAGTGGTCGATCGACGTCGAGCACCCGGATGACGTGACGGACGAGATGGCGATGGACGTCGCGTTGTGGAAGCGCGTGAACTTCGCGATCGCGCGGGGGCGGGTGTCGGAGGAGCACATGGAGTGGGAGCGGCGCGCGATGTCGGCGCGCGGCTTCATCGTCGAGCTTCTCGGCGGCGGCGACTACCCGGCCACGGACGGGTCGTCGGGGATGGTGATCCGCGCGGAGGCGTGGGCGGAGCTCGAGGACGACGCATCAGAGCTGCTCGACCCGGTTTGCTTGGCGTTCGACGTGTCGCCGTCGCGGGCCACATCGATCGCGGCGGCCGGCATGAACGCCGACGGGAACCTCCACGTCGAGGTCATCCATGCGCGGGCGGGGACCGGCTGGGTTGCGCAGCGGCTCGCGGAGTTGTACGAGCGCCACGACGTGACGGAGATCGTCTGCGACGGGTTCGGCCCGTCCGTGTCGATCGCGAGGCGCGTCGACGAGGCCGGCGTCACAGTCCGGCGCGTGCATGCGGGCGAGTACGCGGAGGCGTGCGGTGTGTTCGAGGACAGCGTCGGTGAGCGGCAGCTGCGGCACATCGGCCAGGACGAGTTGACCGCGGCGATCCGCGGCGCGCGGACGAGGCCTCTCGTCGACCGGTGGGCGTGGTCGCGGACGAAGAGCGTCGCGGACGTCGGCCCGCTGATCGCGGCGACGCTCGCGGTGTGGTCGGCGGCGCAGCACGACCTCGGCGAGCTGGCGATCTTCTGATGGGTCTCCTGCGCCGCATCTTCCCGTTCGATCAGGAGACGCTAAAGCGTGACGTCGAGCCGCTCGAGGGCACGAACATGTCGCTCTGGAACTCGATCATCCCGAACTGGTGGGCCGCGAACATGGACCCGAACCAGACGCTGTTCGGGACGCCGACGCTCGCCGACCGGGTGTGGGTCGCGAACCGTTGCATTCAGATGAACGCGCAGCAGATCGCGTCGATGCCGCTCGAGTTTCACGGCTCCACGGAGCCGGCGTGGGTCTCGTCGCCTGACCCGAACGTGTTCCCGAACGGGATCGGTGACGCTGTCCACGCGATCGTGGCTCAGCTGTACCGCGACGGCTTCTCATGCCAGTACATCACCGACTTCTACGCGGACGGCTTCCCCCGCACCTGGACGGTGCTCCCGTCGGACCGGGTGTCGGTCACGTTCGGCGACGACGGCCGCCGCTCGTACAAGCTCGCCGAGGTCGACCTCGACCCCGAGCGTGTCGTTCAGATCGACCGGAACCCGGGTTGCGGCGCGCACGGCATGCCGGCGCTCCGCGCGTACGCGCAGCAGGCCTACGGGCTCCTCGCTGCCGGCAACCAGGCGCTGAACGTCCAGACCGGGGGCGTGCCGCTGACCGCGCTGAAGTCGGCGCGGAAGCTGACCGAGGCGCAGGCGCAGGCCCTCCAGGCGCAGTGGATGGCCGCGACGTCGCGCCGCAACGGGGCGCCGCCCGTGATGCCGCCAGAGATCACATGGGAGAAGCTCGGGCTCAGCCCCGCCGACCTTGCGCTCCTCGAGACGCAGGAGTGGGACGCGAGGTCGATCGCGTCGGCGTTCGGCGTTCCATGCGTGCTCCTGAACATGGCGCTGCAGGGCGGCCTGACGTACCAGAACCCGGCCGCTCTCGGCGAGATGTGGTGGCGGTTCGAGCTCCGCCCGACGGCGACACGGATCGCGGACGCGTTGTCGGCGCAGATGCTGCCGCGGGGCCAGTGGGTGTCGTTCCGGGCGGAGGATACGTTCGCCGCTTTGACAGATCAGTCGCCGGCGGATGACGAGCAGGGAGCACAGCCCACCACAGTCGCGCCTGCTTCGCCGGCGCAGCAAACGCCGACTCTCACGGCAGTAGGAGGCTAGATCCGATGGAACCGGACCTCACGCCGACACCGGTCGGCGACTCAGCCATGCCCGAGGACGAGCCGACGATGATCGTGCGCGAGTTCGCGGCAGAGCTCACCGCCGGCGAGGGCCGCACGGTCGACGTGAGGATCGTCCCGTACGGCGAGCGGATCGTCCACAACGACGGCCTGGGTGGCGTCCCCCGGGGAATCGACTACGAGGAGGAATGGCTGCCCGGCGTGTTCGCGCATCAGGTCAACGCCGCGAACCGCGTCCACGCGAACTTCGAGCACCAGAAAGGCGTCGCGGGCATCGTCGGACACGGCCTCGCGCTGCGCGAGGCAAGCGACGGGTTCCACGGTTCTTTTGTGCTCCACGAGACGGCCGCGGGCGAGACGACGCTCGCGCTGGTCAAAGCCGGCGCGCTCGAAGCCGTGTCGCTCGAGGCTGTCCCCGTGAAGAACATCAAGGCGGGCTCGGTGATTCAGCGTGCGAAGGCGAACCTGCGCGCGATCGCTTTCACCCGGTTCGGCGCCTACGCGGGCGCCCGCGTCCTCGCTGTGCGTGAGGAGCAAGTCACGACTTTCGACGAGCAGCTTCTGCCTGTCGACATGGACCCAGAGCTCGTCGCGCGGTTGCGTGCTCAGGGGATCGCTCTTCCAAACCGCTACCAGGCGCACCCCGACGAAACGGACACCCCGGCAGAGGCCGGCACCTCCGCAGACGGCACCCGCCAGCCCACTAACCAAACGCCATCTTTGGAGGACTGATGAACACCACGCAGAGCGAACTGACGCTCAAGAACCTCGTCGAGGAGCGCGAAACGATCCGCGGCCAGCACGAGGCGAAGCTCGCGGAGATCGCGACGCGCGAGGACAAGAACGCAACCCACGCGGACAAGGAGCAGCTCCGCGGGCTCCGCGAGCGCGCGGAGGACAAGGACACCGAGATCAACGACCTCACCGCGTTCGTCGAGCGCGAGAAGGCGTCCATCGAGGCGTCCAAGAACATCCGCAAGATCCTGTCCGGCGCAAACGCAGACGTCGCCGTCGACGGAGACGGAGTCGTCTACCGGACGATGGCCGCGTACGCGCGCGACGTCATCCTGACCCGCGACTCGACGATCGCGTCGAGGATCGCAGCGCAGGTCGGCGACAGCGAGGAGATCCAGCGGGCCCGCGAGCGGCTCCAGCTCCTCCGCACCCCCGCGAACACGCTCTCCGGCAACGTCGGCGGCCTCCAGCCGCCCCAGTTCATCGACCAGATCTTCCAGGTCATCAACAAGTCGAGGCCGATCGTGTCGCAGGCGCAGCGGACGACGCTGAACCGCGGCACGCTCACCTACCCATACGTGTCGCAGCGGCCGATCGTCGCAGTGCAGGCGTCGGAGAAGACCGAGGGCGGCAACCAGGGGATGGTCGTGTCGCTGCAGTCGATCACCGCCGACACGTACCTCGGCGGCGGCGACCTGTCGTGGCAGGCGATCCAGTGGAGCACCCCGGACGCGCTCCAGTTGTGGTTCGACCTGTGCGCCGCGGACTACGCGCTGAAGACCGAGACCGCAGCCGCCCACGTGCTGCGGGATTCGGCGTTCGCCGACATCATCGGGTCGACGCTCGGGTCGACGCCGTCGTTCGCGGACTTCATGACCGCAGTCGGCGCCGGCTATTCGGCGGTGTTCACGAACTCGGGCCGCGTCGCGGACACGATCTACATGGCGCCGGACCGGTACGGGTACCTGCTCGGGCTGACGTCGGCGGCGTGGTCTCAGTTCGTGAACGTGAGCGGAGACGCGGTAGGGCCGCTGAACGTGATCGTGTCGCGCGGCATGGACGCGGGCGCGATCGTCGTCGGTGACAGTGCCGGCCTGCTCGTCGCGGAGACGGACAGCGCCCCGGTCGAGCTCCGCGTCGTCGAGCCGGCGATCGGCGGCGTCGAGGTCGGACTGATCGGCGCGTTCAAGTCCGTGGTCGTCGACCCCGGGTCGTTCGCGCAGATCACGACCGCGTCGTAGCGAGGCTCGGGGCAGAGCCGAACGAGCAGAGCGGGAACCGGACCCTCCCCGTCCGGTTCCCGCTCGCCTAGGAGCACCAACATGAGCTACGCCACCACAGACCAACTCGCAGCGATCCTCAAAGTCAACGCGACCACACGCGCTGACGATCTCCAGCGCGTCCTCGACGCCGCCACCGGGGAGATCGACTCCGAGATCGACCGCAGCGACGACAACCCGGTCGCCGCAGACACGTGGCAGTACGCGCTCGCGGCCGAGGTCAACCTCGAACGCGCCGTCGAGCACTGGGAACAGGGACAGGCGCCGTTCGGGATCATCGGCTTCGGAGCCGCCCACGCGAGCGGAGGCATCTACACCGCCAAGGACTCTTGGGAGCGGCACGCGCTGAAGCTCGCGCCACTGAAGGAGAACTTCGGCCTCGCATGAGCGGCGTCCGCGCCATCGCAGACGAGCTCGCCGCGAAAGTCGCGGCCGCCCTCGGCGACAACATCTCGCAGGTCTCCGGCCGGCGCATCTTCAGCCCGACACCGCCGACGATCGACATCTACCCCGCCGACACGTTCAGAGCCGACGTCGGCCGCGGCTTCGGCGACCTCGGCGGCGCGCTCATCTTCGTCGTCAGGGCCCGCGTGAACAGCGCCGACAACGAAGCCGCCCAAGACCTCCTACTCGATCTCATGGACGACGAAAGCGACGTCTGCGTCGCCGCTGCGCTCGCAGACGACCAGACCCTCAACGGGCTCGCCTCGACCATCGAGGTCGACGGGCCCACCGGGTTCCGCGTCTACGACGACCTCGGCCACACACAGGCGTTCATCGGATGCGAATGGACAGTCACGATCGTGAACCGGGCAAGCTGATGACGGCGATCGCGACCGAAACGATCCCCGTCACGCTCGAGGCGACCTGCGGCTACGGGTCATGCGCGGAGCTCGCGTGGAGGTTCAAGAAACAGCTCGGCGTCGACAGGTACAGCCGCGGCGCCTCGATCCAGGAGATGCCCGACACGCTCGACGAGTGGCGCGCAGGCCACCGCACCGCCAGGAAGCGCGCAGACCGCGCCGCGCGGCTCGGCTACCGCTTCGCCGAGATCAACCGGCCCGACTTCAGCGACGACATCCACGACATCAACGTCTCCCTGGCCGTCCGACAAGGACGCCCGATGGCAGACGGCTACCTCTCTCGGCAGACGCACGGGCCGCTTCCGCCGCAGCCGTGCGGCCGCCACCGGATCCACACCTACGGCGTCCTCCAGGACGACACGCTCCGCGCGTACATGACGCTCTACCGGTGCGGCGGCCTCTCGCTGATCTCGATGATCCTCGGCCACGGCGACCACCTCCGCGACGACATCATGTACCTCCTCGCAGCCGGGATGATCGCCGCGCACGCCGCCGACGGCGGCGTCCTCTTCTACAACCGCCACGACAGCGGCACCGACGGCCTCCGCTACTACAAGGAGCGCCTCGGATTCGCCGAGCGTGACGTGGAGTTCATGCTGTGAACGCCGACGTCACGATCGTGTCGTGCGTCTACGGCGACCGCGGCTACGAACGCTTCACCGGCCGCTGGGAAGCAGCAATCGCCGAACTCGAGACCAGGCCGCTCGAGTCGATCGTGCTGTGCGACAGCAACTACCCGATCCGGTCCGCGCACGTGTTCGTCGACGACTGCCCATGGAGGCACGCACAGGCCTACTACCTCCAGCGCGCGGTCGAGCTCGCGATGACGGAATGGGTCTGGATCCTCGACATCGACGACGTCGCGCTCCCTGACGCCCTCTTCGGCATCGACAGCATCCTCGCCGACGTGTGGCTGTTCGGCTACGAGCGCTCGGACGGGCTGGAGCACGTCCCGCCCGCGCTGACGAACGACGAGTACCTCGCCTCCGTCAGGAACGAATACGCGGCCTGCTCAGCGTTCCGCCGCGACGCGTTCATCCGCGCAGGCGGGTTCCCGGACGTTGCGTTCCAGGACTGGGCGCTCTGGCGGCGCCTCGCCGCGTCCGGTGCGACGTTCGAGGCGTCCGACCGCGCGCACTACCGGTACATGCGGCACCCGATCACCAGAGGCGCGATCGAGCTCACGACCGAGCGGCGCTCGGAGCATATGGCCGAGATGGAGGCCGCGCTTGTCCCCTGACCGTGTCTCCGCCGTGATCGTCACACGCGGCAACGTCGACCTCAGCCGCGTCCTCGACTCGCTGATCTTCGACGACGTGATCATCTGGAACAACGCCGAGCAGGACAGAGACCAGATGACATGGGGCCGCGCTCTCGCGATCGACAGCTGCAAGCACGACGTGATCTACAGCCAGGACGACGACATCGTCCACAGCGCCGACAGCCAGTACCGCATCATCGAGGCCTACCAGCCGGGCGTCCTCACAGGCTGCATGTGGCGCGAATGGAGCGACGGCGCGCGCGCGCAGGGCATCGCCGACGGCTACGACGACCTCGTGTTCCCGGGCAGCGGCGCCGTCTACGACGCCGAGCTCCCGTTCGCCGGCGCGGGCGCCTACCTCGAGCACCATCCGCTCGACGACTTCTTCCGCCTCTGGGCCGACACGATCATCGGCATCATCGCCGACACCCGGCAGCTCGACATCAGGTTCGAAGCTCTCCCCCACGCGGACGCCGGCGACCGCATGTGCGATCTCCCAGACGCGATCGCGCTCAAGACCAGGGCGATCATGCGCGCCCGCGCCGTCAGAGACGCGGTGACGGCGTGAAAGACCGCGCCCCGTTCCTCGCCTCCGACCTCGACGAGCTCGATGAGCGGCTCCTCGCGGTCGCCACTTCCGTCGTCGCGATGCAGGAAGTCCATGCGGGCAACCGCGACCCGAACGTCATCGGGATGAGGCACGACCTCGACGCCGGCCACGCCCTCGCGACCGCCGTCAAGATCGCCCGATGGGAAGCCGACCGCGGCTACCGCTCCACCTACTACATCCTCCACACTTCGCCGTACTGGCGAGCCCCTGGATTCGGCGAAGCGCTCGACGAGATCGCCGTCCTCGGCCACGAGATCGGCATCCACAGCAACGCGCTCGCCGAGGCGCTCCGCACCGGCCGCGACCCCGACCTCATCCTCGATGAGGCCCTCACGACGCTCCGCGGCTACGGCTTCCAGATCCGCGGAGTCGCCGGCCACGGCGACCCGTTCTGCAACCGCGACCGCGGCGAAGGCGAGATCACGTTCGCGAACGACGAGCAGTTCATCGAGTGCGCGAGACCGCAGGAAGGGCCGCCCGACCGGACGATCACCCGCGGCAACATCAGCCTCACGCTCCGACCACGTCCGCTCGCCGACTTCGGGCTCGACTATGAAGCGCTCGTGCTCGGGCTGCCGCTGCCGTGGCGGATCTCCGACTCGGGCGGGAAGTGGCTCAACCCCGGCTGGGACGAGACGGTCGA